CAACTGTCCCAGCAGCAGGAAGACCAGCAACAATCTGCTCTGGTAGAGGCACTGGTTCTGTAATCTGAATACACTGATTGCCAACTAACTGATAGTCAGTTACCTTCTTTCTGAACCCCTCAATGTATGTGCCGACAGGTTCCTTCGCTGCTTGTGCTGGTGTGGGGCAGTCCACCTTAGCAGTAGCAGCGGGAGTTTTAGGTATCGGTAGGTCAGGAGCAGGGGGAGCTTTAGGTTGCCTTGTGTCTACCTTAGGACGCTGAGTAGGTAGCGTCTGGTTAGGTTCAAAGTTGGGAGGATTGTATGATGGCACTTGACCATCACAGAAGGTCATGTTACCTCTAGGATCAACTTCCCTAAGGTCATCAGTCTCTCGTGTCTCTACACACCCAGGCATGTCAACCACAGGGACACCCATGTTTACCGTGACTGGTATAGGGTATCCTGTAAAGACTTCTGGGACATTGGAGTCAAAAATATTAACCTCGGGGATAGAAGTTCCCCGAATGTTTATTGGTTTAATCTCCATCAGTGAATAATCCTACAATACCACTCCAAAGATGAAAGAAGAAAACATATAAAAAAAATTTTCCTTCAGCATCTCTGGACTTTCTTCTTCTTGATGTCGTCATAATTAACAATCATTAAATACTTTACCAACTTTCGAACCTGCTTCCGAACCGATTCTTTGTCCAAGTAACAGTGCCCATCCACCTGCCAACCATCCGATGTAAGGAATGTTGACTACTGCAGGTACAATAGCACCAGCAGCGATAGCACTACCTGCCATAGCACCTTGTGACCGAGCTCCAGCGTCCGTGATTAAACACTCTATGTCTTTCGCAGACTTTCCCTCGCCATTAGCGGCACCTCCTAAGTTTCTAGCGCCATCCATCGTATATTCATCACGACGGTACTCTCTTCTGAGTTCAGTGCCACCACCACCAAACAATCCACCTCTCTTCTGATCTAGATTGAGAGACTTTTCGGATTCTAAAACTCTGGGGTCATTAGCTTTATATTTAATTTTATACCCATCACGAGTTGCTTCAACTTCATAAGAAGAGTAATCTCCTCTGGGAAAATTAATGACAGGATAATCTGGAGTAGAACCTCTGATTAGATATCCAAGTAATCCAATATGAGATACAGCAAATATAGTTCCTACAGCAATAGCAGTTACTTTAAGTGCTGATCTTTTTTTATTTACACCGTCAACAACAGGTTCTTTCTTAGCGCCCATAATGACTGGTTGTTTTTTAGGTTCATCAACTGCCATGATACATCATCCAATTATATTAGGGAAGTTTTAGACCAGATACTCCTGTTGCTGGAACAGCACCACCAGTCATCTTAGGCATCTCTGGCATAGCACCACTGATCATGCCAGGGAGTGCTTCTGTTACTGATGCTGTGACTTGCTCTATTGCTGCCTTCTTAGCAGACTCAATCATTGCATCTTTGTTGATCAGTACATATGCACTGCCACCAATGAGAGCAGCAGATGTAAGACCAGAGAGAAGAGCAATAGCGTTGATTAATTTTTGCATTTTATTTTTCGCTGAATGTTTTTTCCAAATCCTTCAATTCAGAATAATACTCACAAGGATACTCCATGGAGATTGGATCATTATCCATCATCATGTCAGTGCGACACATACCATTACCAAGCTCCATGTGTCCTACAATAAAGAATGTTAGTAGTAACATGGTTATTAGATCGTAGGCATTACAGGTGGCTCACCATCTTTCTTAGGAGCAGCAGTTGCAATTTGAATTGGTGCTTGCTCAATACGGATAGTTTGTGCTGGAGCAGTCTGTGCTGCTGCAGCAATCAGTTTCTCCAGATCTGCTTTAGAGACACCACCGCCTCCACCCATCTTCATTGTTCCATCACCAGACTTCTTCGCAGTCTGAACTCCAAAGGTAGCTAAGACCCCAGTGAAGACCGATGCGATGAAAGTAGGATCAAGTTTCTGCTCAGGAATACCAAGAGCAGGAGGTAGTTTGATGTAGGCAAGCGTAAGAATACCACCAGACCAGATAAGAATACCAAGTCTAACCATTGTGCTGATCGCTTCTAACTGACCTTCATGATCAGTAGCAGCTTCCCTTAGTTTAGAGAAGGGACCTTTCTTTTTCTCTTCCTCTTTAGGAGTTTCTTTTACTTCTTCGGGCATGATGAGCCATAATTAGGCTCTTCTATTTATGCTTGATGTATAACTCTAGTTCTTGGGAAAGTTTGACCTGAAGATCTAGATCCAACTTTCTCTAGTACATATCCACCATTCGATTTTTGTCCGAGAGCAGCTGCTGCTGTTAAATTAGGACTGCCTTGCTGACATGTAATGTCTGCTTGAGATCCCTGATTACTTTCCTG